ATGTCTTTTCCGCTGTAAGTTCTCTTTGAATTATCGTCTTTTGGATAATTATATTTTCCGTAATCAACTTGCACAACTAAAAGAACAGTATCACTTAACGGCTTAAAGTTAATTGAATCCCTAAGCGTACCGCCTGCCTTTCTTAAACTACCTTTTGGACCTACCCTATCTGTAAGATAGTACATGTCTTCCGCAACTCTTGACCGTTCTTTTGCCTGCTCATATATCTTTTCGCCTAAGTCAATAAGTTGACCACGGATAATTTTATCAGCATCGATTTGTTGACTAGTTCGTCTTTTTGCCATCTCTTGCAATCTTTCTCAAAGCTCTTTCTTCTTCTATTTGTGATATTTGTGTCCTGCCGATTTTTGAGTTTTTAATTCTATCTATTAAATTTTTTACTGCCGTTGTGCTTTGCCTTAACTTCCCTACTATACTGCCTAATGAATTACGACCTGTTTGAATGCTTCCGTCGGACAAAACACTTCGATTTATATCGGTGTATCTCATCCGCCACTTAACACCGCTCGGCATCAATCTTTTTGCATTTATTTTAAGTTTTGAATTAATGCCACTCGGTCTGTCGGCTCCAAATTGTCCATAAAAGACTTGTACAAATACATAAACATCTTTCTCAACTGTGTACGAAATCGAACGTCTCAAAAATCCTGTGTCAACCCTTGCTGAACTTTTTGATATATCGACAACCTTTTGGGCAATCGCTCGTATTTCTTTAGTTTCTAGCATCCGCTGCCTTTGTTTGGGATTGATAGTTCAATTGTAATTTGATGACCGTCTAAACCGTTCTTATTAAAGTCCTGTAAAACGGTTGTGGTTGTTTTGTTATATAACAATATCCCATCTATTTGATTATTTGAATCAAGCCAATTTAAGAAACTTGTTATAACTGAAAGTGTTTCATTCCAGTTGTCGATAAGGTTAATATCTAAACGTAATTTGCTGTCTAACTTTTTAGGCTTAATATCCCGTTGCTGTACTGCTGTGATTAAATACCTGGCTATGATTGATTTTGAAGTTCCATCTTCTCCTCCTACAAACTCCGATTGAATATAGTCAATATTAACTAACTGATAGATGTTCTCTTTGTTATTATCCATGAACTTAGTCGGCACCATCGAAATGGTGTTGACTAAATCGTCCGCTTCAAATTGGCTTACTAAGAAATTAGTTAATAATGATAGCTCGTTCATTTTACTTAAAAATTAACGTGTAATATTGATCATCTGAAGCTTTTGTTCCTGTACTTTCTGAACTTTGCATAATCATTTTTACACCATTAAAATCAACTTCGCTATTAAATAAGTCTTTAAATTTTTTACATCCTGTTTCTTTCATAATGTCTTGCTTAGTGCCTTTTAATACTTTCATTGTCTTTTTACTTTAACCCCTCAACTGTTTTTTTTCTTAATAAATATTCACTCCAAAATAGAAAGTATTTAGTATCATATTCAAAAACTACCTTCGGACTAACTCCCTCAAATGTAGCACAAATATAAACCATTTCTATATATCCTCCGTAATCCTTTGCAAATTTTTCACGCTCTATGCTACCTTGCGTTATTTCGCCTGAAGTTGCAAATCTTGGAGGGTTATATACCCAATCAAAACCAGCCCTTACCTCTTGGCTTTCAATCATGTACAAAGCAACGGCAAAAGTTTTAACAGTTTCGGGAATCTTTAAAAATGGTATTCTTCTCTTAACCGTTGCTTTTATAAATGATTGATCGTCCTCCTCTTTAATAAATGTTTCTAAATCTATAAAGCGACCAGCTTTTTTAAACGTAACATCTATCTTAAATAAGACTTTGATATTTATAAATAAGAGTAAGCTTGTCAAAATCTTTTTCTGCATCACCAAATAGTTCTTTTAAAGTTTCTGGGTTTTTTAGCTCTTTTTTATCTAGCTTTCTGTAATCTTTTTGCAGTACAGGAAATAATCTCTGTAAATGCAGGCGGTTTGTTTCTTTTTGTGTCATAATTTTTCTTTTTTAAAATCCATCCATTGCCAATAAGCTTTTAATTGTTCTTTGTAAATATCTGGATCGCAAGGACTTTCTTCAATATATTTTTCAGCTAGTTTGCACCTTGTTTTCCAATATAATAAATCTTCATCGTCAGTTTTTACTACTATACCTATTTCATCGTGTCTCATAATGGCATTGGTGTTTTTTTATTCAAATATATAAAATATCCTGCAGCTTCCGTAATGTGGTCAAAACCGCTTGTTTTGTCTGGTTCGCCATTTTTATAAGTTTGCCGTTCGGTTGCTTCTGTATATACGGGGCAATTCATTGTATTAACAAAATAACTTCTAATTCCTTTAGTATCTAAAAACGCTAAATTTGCAGCATTAACCCTGTCTTTTACAAATGGGTTTTTGCTTGATTTTCTAATCTGAAAACCATTTTCACGTAAAACTGCAATATCACTTTTGCCGCTCGACTTTCGATTGTCTCCGCTTGCATCTGGGTAAATAACTATCGAATGATCTGGAAATTTAGCTTTGATAAGTGAGCACATTTCAAAAGTATCATAAGCGTTCACAATTTCGGCTACTGCTGTTTTAATGTTCCCATCCGATACATGAACAACTGCGTTCATTTTTGTAATGTTAAAATCCATTCCAATATGCAAAACATCGTTTACCAATATTTCACGGTCTGAATGATTTTCGGTTCTATCAAAATGATGGTAAACCGTTCCGCTTGTAAGGTTCACAAATTGACCGTTTAAATATGCTTCGAGTTGTTGCGGTGTGTAACTTTCTGAAAGCGTATCAATATAACCTGCAGGTAAAAATGGATTGTCCATTGTTTTACCGTATATAATTTTACGCCCTTCTTTTAGTTCCCTAACAAAAAAGTTATAAGTCCATTTAAAACCTTCTGGAGTTCCTACCACATCTGTTTTATTTAGTTCTCCATTTGGCAATTTGGAACGGTTACGAGCTATTATCTTACTAAAGCAATCAGTCATATTCGATTGAGGTAAAATATCCGCTTCGTCAATCAAAGAGTAGCCTACTTCATAACCTACTATTCTTTCTGGATTGGAAAGTGAACGTAAAATTATTTTACCAAAAGGCGTTTTAAATTCGTGATCGCTTTGGTGCAATTCAAAAGGTACGTTTAATTGGTTTAGTATTTCGGCAAATCTTGGATAGGCTATATCTTTAATTAGTCCGTATGTAGGTAGGTAATAAGCAACATTTATTTTTGGATATTCTAACTTCTTTTTAATGACTTTTAAAATACCAGCATAAGATTTGCCAGAACCATAACCAGCAACTAAAGCGGTGTGTGTTGCTTCACTTTGAATAAATGCCGCCTGGTGCTTTAAAATCTCAATCTGCATTAAATTATTTTAAAGGTGATAGGTTCTATTTTGGTTGACTTCTGCTCGTTGTCCTTTTCAAAAGCACCTATCATCTTCCCCAGCATTTCAGTTGCTTTATTTGCGCCTGAACTATCATTTAAGCCAAATGAATTATCGGAAATGCCTTTGAACCTTTCCATTACCCATTCCTTGGTAATCCCTGATTTAATTGAATACTCTTCTTTTAGTTCAGATAGATAATTAGAAATATCTTCACGTTGCAATAATTGCCATCCAATTGACTTTGCATTATCTACTGAAAAACCAGCATATATAGCTGATTCTTTAGCGTTTAAAGTTTCAAAGTATTTATCGGCAAATCTTTTATGATTCTCTTGCATGGTGTAGTTTAGTATAGTTACAAATTTACGATTAATCTTTAAACTTTCTTAAAACTAATAAAAATAAAGAAAAAAGAATTAAGCACATTGCAACAGTTGCAACTGCTATTGAGGTGTAAAAAAATATATTTTCCATGTTATTTAAAATTTTTAATTTTTTTATCAATACTTTGCTTCAACTGATCTATATCAGATTGATTAAAGCTTTTATTTATTCCTGATGACTTGTTCTTATAGCTGCCATAAGCTATTCCCATCATTTTAGCCATCGCTCGATTGGTAAAGCCAAAATAGTCTTTTATCTTGGCTTGTGTTTCGTGGTGTGTGTTCATTGTTAGTTTATTTTACTAAATACATTTATCGCAGATAGGATCTCCGTAGTTCGATACCGAACCTTCTTTATCAAAATTAAAATCCCCCCCGCAACAAGAACAAGTTTTATAACCTAATTCTTTGAAGCAAACATCGCATAAATTTATAAATACGTTCCTT